ATTAGCAACCCCGTCTATAAGCCCGGGCAGTTTATTCTCAGCGAAGTCCTGGATCATCGGCCCCAGATTTTGAGCGAACTCTTCAATCTGTGGCTGTAGATCCTTGACCACCTGCGTGATATATGGCATAGCGTTCTCTAAAGCCTCAACGAGTGAAGTCGCCAGAGGCTCGACCGCCGTTTCTATGTTCTGCTTTACCATCTGCCAGCGTTCGCCGAAGGTGTAAGTATCCTCCGCAGCTCCTCCGATCGTCTCTGAGGAGCCTTCAAGTGCTGAGGTGAGGCTCTCCACGTCAAGCGTGCCGTTTCGGATCGCGGCGGACATCGTTGACGCCGCTCTGGTTCCGAAGACTTCGGTCGCTATCTTGGTAGCCTCCGTTGCGCTTCCTGCTTCTTTGATCGCTGTGTAATACTCTGTAAGTCCCTTCTTGGCTGACTTGCCCTCCTTGGCCATAGCCGCCACGGACTTCTTCATGGCGCCCAGTACCTCAGAGGTATTGACGCCCGCCTTATCGAGCTGTCCCATAAGAGCCGCCGCTTCTTCGTATGAGTAGCCCATCTCCTGAAGCTGCGCCCCGTAGGACTGCATACTACTCATGAGCTCAGTGAAGCCCATACCTGTGGACTGGCTGACCTTGAACATATAGTCCATAGCCGCGCCCATATCGTCGGCTGATATGTTCCACTGCTGGAACGCCTGAGACGACTCTTCTACTACTGTAGAGACATCCTCGCCCAGCATATCCGCCACTTGTATCGCCTGCGTAGATAAGCCCTGCAAGGCGTCACCGGTAAGTCCGAGCCTTGTGTTATAATCCGCGATAACAGAGGACGCATCCTCTAAGGTAGTCGGTACACTCTTATAGACCTCCTCCATAGTGGAGTAAAGGTCTTCCAAGTCCTTCCTGGTTGCCCCGGTTCCTACCCTGATCGTGTTCTCCGCATCCTTGAACTGTAAGCCTAAATCTACCAGTGCCTTGCCTGCGGCGACAGCCGCACCGGCAGCGGCTGTAATTGCCACCGCGGCGACCTTCGATACGGTCTTGGCCGCTTTTCCAAGTCCTTCCATTGAGACGGAAGCACCTTTTATTGATCTGCCGAGTGATGGATCTACCTGACCGGCGATTGACACCAGCGCCTTCAATTCTTTTCCACTTGCCACTTGCTACCACCTCAATGCTTCCGGCGGGACTTGCTGTGAGCCTTGGCCTGCGCCCTGCGCATCTGCCTGTTCTGCTCATCCTGTTCTTTCTTCAGGTCTTCGCCCGCCTCTGATATTTCTTGTATAAAATCGATCATCCTCAGTCGTCTAAGAGACTCGGGGCGTTCTCCATAGATACGACAGTAAGACCGGACGAGCCTTCGGATGGCTCTTCCGTCGAGAGCGTCTCCTCCTGCTCTTCGTCCGGCGCAGTATCGTTGAAAAAAATACGGCCCACCTTCCGGATCTTGTTGATATCCCTGCCGGATACTCTCATAAGGTCCATTATGTCAATGCTCTGATTGAGGGAAATGATCGCGTAACATCCTAAGTAAAAGTGCAGCGCACTGTTGAACTCTGCGAGGTTCATGTTCTGGATCCCCTTAGCCGCTAAACCTGTTGAAGCCCTCGCATCTGCTTCCAGGTACTGCTCCGGGGTTATTGAGTCGATATCATAAGACAGCTCCTTCACATCGGAGCCGTTCACCTTGATAGGTTTTGATAATATTATTTTTTCAGCCATGCCTTTATCTCCTTTACTTGAAAATATAAAGGAGAGACCCCGAAGGGCCTCTCCAGTTAATTACAGTAAGCTGTCGAACTTCTTCGAGTAGTCCTTACCGTTGACCTTCAGCGTATGAGCCAGACGATCAACCAGGAGGATCTCCTCACCGTTGACTACCAGCTTGTATCTGAATACCTTGTAAGTGATCTCATTCTCGGAAGCGCTGCCGATCTCAAGCGATGCACCCGGATGAAGTGTCACAGGTGACACAGACAGAAACGCCTTGCATCCTTCAGCGGATACGGTTCCGTCTGACTTGATAAGATCCTGCACCCATCTCACCTCTACGGACTTCTTGCCCGGTGCTGTGAGCTTGGTCATGTTCTTATCCACGCCGATCTTGGTGATGGTCATCTCCATGTCCTCGATGGCATTGGAGAGCGGGATGCTCATCTCACCCATGGCCTGGATGTCTGCTGTCATGAAGGTTATCTCCGGCAAGGTTACAGTTGTATCCTGTGCCACAAGAGAGCCTTCACAGTACACGGTATCCGCCTCGACGGGTCCGCGCTTGTTTACCCATTTACCCATGGCTTATTCCTCCTCTCCAAAGTATGACGTAAAGCCTGCATCCGTGTAAGCCACCTTAGCGGTTAAGCTCTTAGCCGGAGGCGTAGGCGTATCCGATATGTTCCAGGTGAAGTTGCCGTTGATCATATCTGTCACTGAGTTCTCGGACTCTGTGAAGCTGATAACCGGCGAGCCGATCAAGGCGCCCATAGCTACCAAAGCGTCAAGCTTCTGCTGCTCTGCCTCAAGGATCGTGTCCTTAAGGTTTCTGTCCATAGGCCCGTCAACCTGATCGCCGTGATCTTCCTCGAAGCTGTTGATGATGTATTCCTGCATCCTCATGTTCGTATCGAAGATAGCCAACGGGTCAACATCTGCGGAAGCGTTCCCGTCATCGTCAGCCACAAAAGCAGCAGTATGAGGTCCCCAAAGTCTCCAGGATCCGCCCCACTTAACGAGTGTCGAGATACCTACGGCATTAAGTCCGTTACCGGATGCCTGGTCAAAGCCCTGGTTCTCAGAGTCGCCGAAGTACTGAGCCGCTACCGGTACGCTCTTGTTTGAGCAGGTCTCCATAGGTACGCCGTCGTGGGAAGCGTCCACACGAAGCGTCTCAGCGATCGCAAGTGCTGAGAGATGGTAAACCTTACCGTCGGAGGTCTTAGCCTGAGGCCAGAACACCTTGGTGTACATCGAGTCGTATCCGTTGTTTGTCTTCCAAGTCTTGGCAAGTGCGAGTGTATCGACCGCGCTGCCGTAAACGATATCCACAGCCTCAGCGCTGTAGTATGTGCTGCCTGAAAGCAGAGTAACGGTAAAACCTGTCGATGTCTTAGCCACAGAGTAGTCCGTGCCCTTTACCATCTTGGTCATCGTTCCTGTCGCATATACTACTACGGATCCAATCACTGCCTTGGCATCCGTCACGGTTGCCACATGGCTTGTCACTGCCACCTCTTCGGTCTTTACTACTGCCTCGACCGGAAGATCTGCATAAGGCATAGCGTACCAGTGCTTGTTGATAGCCTGGCAGAACTCTACCAGCGCATCGTATACATCCTTGTGCTCAGACCAGCCCGGCGCTGCCACATAGTTGATGATTGCATCCTTGTCAGGATATACCAGAAGACCGCACTGGAGTCCGGTGTACTTACCTGCTGCCGATACGGTTCCGATGATGTCGTCATCTGTCACAGCCTGCGGGTCAACCTCATAGAAGGAAGCCGTTGCAGTTCCGGTAAGAGGATGCTCTGCGTCTGCGCTTGTGATTGCAAGCTTGCCGGTTGTGAAGTTGTACTCAAGGTTGTAGTCCGTTCCCTCGGTCTTGTCAGCGATGGCAAAAGTATCGAGGATGATCGTGTCAGACTCGATGTATGCCCTGCCGTTTGTGAAGGTGAGCGACTTCGTTGTCTGGGTGGAAGCTATGTGAGTATCCGGATCCAGAACATTGACGAAATACGCCGGACCGATATTGCCATTAGCATTATCAAAAAGAGCGGAAAGCATCTCGCAAAGCGTGAAGCTCTTCCAATCATCTGAGTAGCCGATGGTCTTCTTTGCGCCCATATCAGAGATATAAACAGGCGCGTTGATAATTCCAGCATCACCGTAGCCACGGATAAGGTTGACCGGAGCCGTTCCCACGATAAGGGGCACGCTCGGCGCTGTATCAGCGGCTGAGATAACGCTGTCGCTCATGGAGCCGTAAGCTCCGTGAAGGTAACCACTCATTATCTTGTCTCCTTTCAAAGGTTTTCGTTGTAGTTGCTATTATTTTTAAGGCTTAAGCCACAGGTTACGGAGAACTCAATCCAGGCATACCACAGCGGGTACGCATCTACCAGAGTGTCGTCTATCGAAAAAGGACCGTACTTCATCGGTACCGTCCTGTCTACCTTGACACCTTCGATATACATCTCCGACTGGATCTTATTCACTGACTTAGATATCCACGTCCACAGGTCTTTCCATCCGTCAGCGTTTCGCACAAAAACGACCTCACCCTTTTCGTTCTCAGTAAAGCTACCGGGACGATAAGTAGAGAAGGCCAGCCTGATCTTGAGGCTTCTTTCGTTCCCCTTTAAGTCGTCTGTCCCTTCTTTTAACTGGATACAGACCGCCGGAGCTTGCTGTGCAACATCCGGCGGGAGCTGATCCTTAGGGGGTATATAAAGGGGGAAAGCTACCGGTGTAATAAGTTCGTAGTCTGTAGACATCCTGTCTTTTGAAGGTTTCAAAAGCTCCATACCATCGCAGATATTGACCTGCACCCAGCTCGTCAGTCTTTCAATTACTTCATTAAGCTGCATGACCGACCTCCTAACTGAGCACCGGAACGATGAGCTTAATCTCTGTCATTCCCATGTTCTCGATCCAATCTGTGACTGTATAGATACGCCCATCCACCTCGATGTGACTGCCGTATCCCATATAGCTAAGTCCTGCGTCTGCCAGATCTGCCGTCTTTGCGAAGATACGCAGAAGCGACTCCCCGATGCCGAACTCCTCGCCTCCGGAGAGCTGCGCCATCTCGTCGTTATCTATGGAGCAGTTGATCTCATGCCCCTCAATCTTATGCGCATCGCAAAAGTCGTCCGTGTTGATGAACACGTCGTCAATGTCAGACGCTATCAAGTCCTTCAGACTCACTCAGGGTCTACCGCTTCAAGTACGGGAGGCTCTTCGTCTACTTCGGACTTCTTACTCTTGGACTTCTTAGCGTTTGCCTTTTTGGTCGGCTCTGCCTTTTCCGGTTCAGGCTTCTTAGGCTCTTCGGCCTTTGCCGCTTTCTTCTCTTCAACCTTCACAGCTACGCCCTGATCTACCAGGCGCTTCTCCTGTTCTGCTGATAAAGAAAAAGGCTCATCCTTTGCCGTTTTTGGCTTTACGATGCCGTCCTTATCGACATAGCCATAAGTCCCCTTGATTATCTTAATCATAGGACCTTACCTCCTTGCATTAAAGCACGTCGGCAACGATCGCAGCGTTGAGACGCTTAGGCATTACCAAAGGTCTGGACTGCTCTACGAGCTCGCGGATACCGTCGTGTCTGTTGATAAGTACATGAGGCACACGCTTAGCGGCGTAGGTAGTAGCCTCGGTTGCGCCTTCCTCATACTGAGAAATAGCACCGTAAGCAGTACGGCCCATGCCCTTGGCAGTTACGACGATCTTGTCGGTGTCGAAGAAGCTCTGCTCCTGACCTGCTGCATCCGTATAAGTAGCATCGTAAGCATATACGTCAACCATGTGACCGTTAGCGTTGATGTTACCGATGTAAGTAGCGCCGTTAGCAAGTGCCTGAGGCTTAACCTCGTTAGCGATCGTCATTCTTCTGTTATCAAGAAGCTTGCGGATGTCGTCATTTCTGAGGAAGATATCTGCTGCATCGGATCCCATGATCACATCGGTTGCAGCGTAGCCCTTCTTCTTGAGCATCTTGCACATAGCGGCGATATCGGAAAGGATAGTCGTCGAGTTGATGCTCCAAGTAGTGCCAGGAGTGTAGACTGCCTGGTTGGTATTGTTGCCCTCACCATAGAAGTCAATGCTGAAAGGCTGTGAAAGGTTTGTGCCGTATCCGTTGAGGTACTGGTTGATTGTGTAGGCATTGCCTAACAGTGTCTGAGCTGCCATGTACTCCTCTGTTCTGGTGATCATCGCGTCAAGCTTTGCAAGATCATCAGCAAGGTACTGGGCTTCTCTCTGCTCAGGTGTCATACCGGACACGATGGACTCATTGAACACGCGGCTCTTAAGCTGCTCAATAGAAAGCGCGATAGAAGGCGCGATGAGCGGAGCGACAAGCTCCTTAACCTGGAAGCCGTTACGCTGAACAGGCACAGAGCCCTTGATCACGGCAGGCGCAAGCTTATCATTGCTCTCGTTCTCAAAGTCAACGGTCACCTTCTCAGTTGTGAAGATGTCCCCGGCAGAAGTCGGGAAGTAGTTGTCTCTAAGGAAGGAGGGTGCAGGCTTTGCGCTCTTAATACCCTCCAGCATGGTTAAAGTATCGTAAAGGTTCATTTTTTACCTCCTTATGCTTCTACACCGTGAGTCAGATAGATCCCGGCATTTTTTAAGTTGAGTCTGGCGGCATCGGTCAAGGCTTTCCCTACGGTAAGACCTTCCTCTACGAAGTCACCAGCTACATAAACTACAGCTACCACGTCAGCATTTCCGGCAGGTACATCCTCAGCAAGGATAACCTCAGCGGATCCGACGTTTGTGGATGTGAGTACGGAATAAGTTCCGTCCCCGTCGTTGGCAAGGACTGTTCCCCTTACGAGCGTATCACTCGCATCCGGAGAAACTGTAGCGTGCTCTACGCGCTGCTCTCTCGCTCCTGCTACCACGAAATCATTGTTCTCGAAAGATAACATTTTACGTCCTCCTTATCTCTTCTTGTTGAAAGCTTCAGCCAGGAGCGCCGCTCCGTCTGCTACTTCCTGCTTCTTTGTTTCAGCCTCGGATCCGGATACCGGCTCAGGTGTGATGTCCTTCACGCCAGAACTTGCAGCGTCCGCATCTAAAGCTTCAAGTGCTTTCGCATCAATGTCAGCCTCTGCCTTCATTGCCTCAAAAGCGAGTTCCTTTGCATCCATAACCTTCTCGCCGTACTTGGCCTCTTCAATAAGAGTCTTGTCGGAGATGCGGTTCTGGATGTCCTCAATACCTCTGATACGATCGCGCTCCGCCTGGACAGCATTGGCCACGGCTTCATCGCGCTCGCTCTGGGCCGCCTCCACTGCTTCCTTGGCGATAGCGTCAACGATATCGGGATACTGAGCTTTGAGTGTCTCCAATGCCATTGTCTCTACCTCCTTTTCTGTAGGTGCATTGTTTTCTATATTCAGCGGCCCATTGCCGCGGAATATCTTATCAGGTGTTACCGGCTTGCCATAGTTAAGCGCCGGCATCATATCAAGCGGAAGCCAGTGAGGGATGCCGTTTACTACGATGACATCATCGCGCCCGGTCACTTTTGCCGCAATCGGCTCTGCTCCGTTTCCGATCTCTGTCGCGAAGCCCTTTTCTACTGCTTCACTTGCTGACAGCCAGGTCGTGTTCTGGATCATCCTGGCCATTGCTTCCTTGGTGCCTCCGGTTCTCTCTGCGTAGATCTCCGCAAGGGAGTCGTCGTAACTGTTGAGCATCTTGAGCGCGTCCTTAACATCTGTCGCGTTGTAGTAGCCCACCAGGAGAGTGCTGGCACCGTGGATCATTATCCTGGATCCGACGTTTACCTTACGGGTATCGCCTGCCATGAAGATGATCGAGGCGGCGGAAGCGGCAAGACCGTCTACTACTGTAGTCGTCTCCGCGTCCATCTCACGGATCCTCTGATAGATCGCCTTGCCTGCATCGGCATCACCGCCGACGGAGTTGATCCTGAAGGTGACCTTATCGAAAGTACTAAGCCCGTTAAGAGAGTCCAGGAACTCCTTGAGGACGATATACATAGAGTCATCGACCTCATCCGTCCAGAAGTCTTTCGGGCGGTTGTTTACAACTTCGCCGTAGAGGTTGACCTCGGCCGTGTTGTCCATCTCGTTCTTGACGATGGTATAGGGCTTTCGGTTTTCTACCGGCATAGGCGTTGGAAGCTCATCTGCCACCGTCCGCCATTTGAAAAATTTACTCATTACCTTGAGCCTCCTTTTCCTGTTTTTCCTTTTCGTCGTTTGTAGTATTGTCCGGCGCTACCTCAGGAGCTCCGGCTATCTCCTTAAGCCTCTCGGTCTCTTTTATCAGCTCATCGACATTACTGTCAAAGTCTGAGCCGTTAATTCTAAGAGCCGAGTCGGCGTAAGTGCTAAATCCATTCAGACACGCCTGAATCTCTGCGCTGATCTCTTTCGTAGGATCAAGCTGCCCCTGCGACGGTCCGATCCACTGAGTGCCAAGCCAAGCCTCGCGCATGGCTCTATCTGTATAGAAGCCCGGTGCGGATATCCTGCCAAGTGCCACAGCCTCAGAGAGCCACAGCTCATACACCGGATCGCAGAAGTCATTGACGAACCAGGTGCGGTACATCTTAAAGGACTTCCATGCTTCCAGGAGAGCGCCGCGGCTTGCTGAGTAGCTTGAATTGAACTCTTTCAGCAGGATGTCCCGCGGTATCTCAAGCGCTGCACCGATCTGTGTACTTATTGCTTTGACGAACTGCTCGAAGCCACTGCTCGGGCGCTTAGGATCTCCGAAGAGCACATCCTCGCCCGGGTTCATCACGTTGATCGTGCCCGGTCCCATGTGGTAGTCCTCTGGATCATAACGACCGTCACCGTCATCTTCTCCATAAGGACCGGTCTCATTGAACGGCATCTCTGTCGTGTCGCCGGTTGTCTTTATAAACGCCGTATAAAATGACTCAATGACCGCGGCCATCACTTCGCTGTTCGTGTACCGGCTTATCTGTAAGAGCGGTTCGACGACCTGCGCCAGATATGACACTCCGCGGTACTGATCCGGTCGTTCTGCGTTCATAATATGCAGCACGTTCGGAAGCCCGGAGTTCTTGCCGTATGCTTCCACCCTCGTCCACTCTGTACTTACCATCGTGGACTCGAACGGGTGCGTATTCCTGAACCAGTACGCTACCGGCATACCATCCCGGTCGATCTCGACGCCGTCGTAGACCTTATTGCCATTCTCGGTGTTTCGCCCGGTCGTAAGGTTGAGCCCTACGGTCTTAGTCGCGCATCTGTCAGCCTCTATCGCCTTAAGTCTTAAGCTATACGGCTCCCTGAATGTCCTATCCCTGTGTGCTGCAAGAACGAAGACATCACCGGAGGTCAGCCAGCTCATGAGGAGCATCTGCTGGATCTCGTAAAAGTTGCTTAACCCGATAGCATCACAGGCCTGCTTATGGTTCGCCCAGATCTTAAACTCATGTTTTACTTTTTTTATCCACTCCTGCGCCTGCTCCTTAGTCAGTCCTAAGACGTCAGCGTCAGGTCGTGGGTTTACCTGAAGACCTAAACCGATCGTGTTCGTTCGGTGTGTCTTGATCGCACTGGTGGCAATCGGCGCACCCATATACATGAGCCTGCCCCGCTGCCTCAGCGTCAGGTTGTTATCATTAATATCCTCAATCGGCGATGTTGACATCGCCTGGAAGCCTCGCAGGGCTCGCTTAGTAGTCGATGCCCCGGAGGATCCGTATCCTTTTCCGTTTGCCATGCTATCACCAATCCCGCGGCACTACGCCGACTGCCTTTCTTGCTTTTCCGCCGTTTTCCATGGCGAGCTTTTTGTTAAGCAGCTCCTCATACTTCGCCATCATCTCCGAAGCTGATAAACCGCTGCGGCTCACCGATCTTGTGCCAAGGGAGTAGGATGTCACATTGCCCTCGGATACTGCCTTCAGGTAGTTCGGCTTCATGGTGTCCAGCGTATCGCAGACAAGCTGATACTTAGCATTTGACTGATACAGTCTCACGATGTAGCCGGTACCGTTGGCAAGCGTTCCGTCATAGGTAATCGTCGACATAGTCTACCTTCCTCCTTTGCTTCTTTTTAGGTTTTGGCTTCGGCGGTTCCTTGTCCGCCGTGCCTTCAAGCATCTGCTTGATATGGTCAAGGTTCGGATGCAGTACCACGAAGGCGGCGTTTGCGTAATTCCTACAGTCAAGCGCCTCATTCCTCTCATGACCGGGGAGCTTCTTCCAGCGCCACCGTCCGTTCTCGTATGCCATCCGTTCCGATAGTAGCCCATGATAGAACA